GCAAAATCGCGGATGATGTTGAAGATTGTCACACCTTCATACCAATCACCGCCTGGAGAGTCGATTGTGATTTGCAGTTCGGTTTCCCCGGTAGGAAATGCAGCAAGCTTATTGCGCACATAAGCCGCAGAGATTTCTTCAGAAACCCCTGAGTATTTCTCCCACCAGTCTTCCCCGATAACTTTGTCAATTAACAGTTCGTACATTTTACTGTTTATTTTCATACCGAAAATTAAAAAACACTATGCCCTAGAACAAAATTTTATAAAAAAATGGGGTAAAACCGCATAAAAAGAGCAGCTTTACCCCGCTAATTCTTATTATTATTGACAAATCACTAAAACAGGCCTAGTCTTTTGGTGGATGTACCCCTCCCGGTATTTTCATTTGTTTGCGCCGCCTGTTGTCCCCAGCAGGCGGTTTTCTTACTACTCTCAAGAGTAGTAGACCGCTCCCACAAAATCCGTGCAAACTTTCCGCCGCTCTCGCTCTCAGTTACTGCATCACAAACCACCGCTAAAAACAGCACCTTGTCCACATAATTGTATTTCATACCACCTCCCAAAATTTTTAAAGTAATGAATAAACGATTTAATTTAATATTAAACGATTTCGTTTAATTCGTCAATCAAAATTAAACAAAATAGTGTATTTTTACATTTTTACTTGTATTTTTAAACTTTTTAGTGTATTTTCGACTTATGGACACAACAAATTATATTAAAAAATGCTGCCTGGAACGCAATTTGCAGATTAAGGACCTCGCAGAAAAAACCGGCCAGAGTCAGCAGAACCTTACAAACAAACTTCGCACAAATAACTTTAAAGTCACAGAGCTTGAAAAGATTGCGCAGGCTTTAGATTCTACCCTGGAATTGAAATTCATTGACACCCAGACAGGTAAACCAATCCTGTAATTTTTTCTGAAGCGCACAGACTTTAAAAACTTGACAATTTCCCGCCTTGATCCTACATTCTCAGTATGGGCAAAACAATCGTCGTTAAAGGCATAAACGCTTTTGAAAAAATTGCAAAGGATGTCTCACTTAAACAGCTCAAAGCTGCAATCAACACAGTAAACATCACCGCGGCCGTAAGCCGCCAGAACGCCCAGCGACTGATGCAGAAGAATTTTACCCTGCGCAATACCTTCACCCAGAATTCAGTTATTTATTCAAAATGTCCACCAGGAGTTTCACAGCTCAAAAATGTTAAGTCAGAAATGGGCTTACTTCCAAAAGCCGGATATATGGCACTACAGGAAACCGGCGGCAAAAAAACAGCGCCCACAAGCTCAAATCTGATAATCCCAAATACAAACGCCCGCCTGGGTTCAAACTCGAACCGTGTCAAAAAGTTTTATCAGTATTCAAACATACGCCAGAACTTAAAGCCTCGCACAATAAACGGCACCCCTTCCCGCTCAAAAATGGCGCTTGCCGTCGCAGCTTACAACGCCGCAAAAAGCAAGGGCTTTGTTCGCGTAAATAACACAATCTTCCAGGTTCTCCGCTTCAAACCGGATAACCGCCTTTTTTCTTCTCGTCCTATCCTCAACTTAAAGCACAAAAGCGTTTTCGTTCCTGCCCGCCCTTGGATGGAACCCGCCATCGACTTCGCCCAGAATCTCATGCAGGACATCTACAACAAAGAAATGGATAAGCTTTAATTATTGACAGATTTATTATTTTGATTTTATATTGGGATTGCTTACAGCAATGCTTACATTTAACCAAAAGCCAAAGCCGGAGAATCAGGGGTGTTTCTTCAGTTTTGGCTTTTTTTTTATGCCCTTTCCTGGTAAAAAGCTTGTGTTTGTTTTGCATACGACCAGAACGCCTGCCAGTCTAAGTGTGTAATTCTCAGCTCATGCCTGCAAATGTCATCTGCGAAAATCTCCAGCGCAGCTTTATTATAAACGCGCGTATCAAAAGCGTGGTTGTCCGCTCCGAACTTAGCCTTCCAGATTGTTTTGATGTATCGGTTTGAATTCTTGTCAAAAAGATCCACTTTCTCTTCAGCTTCGTACATCTTAAAATAATCGTCTCCAAAATCTTCCGGAAAGTTCGGGTACCACGCAGGCTGAAGCTGGTTATCATTCCAGAAAAGCCGGTTCATTTCGTTTGCAATCCTGTCTTTTAATAATCCTGTATTCACGTGATAAGCCAGCGGCAGCCCGATTTGCTTCAAAGTTGCAGCAGAAAAAAGTGCATAAGTTGCGCCGTCCTTAATCCAGTCTTGCCCCTTGCAGGCATACACTCCGGCTGTAAATCTTGCCACAAAAGCGTAAACCCAGGATGTATAGTGTCCAGAGTCTACCAGCGTAATCATTACGCGATATTCTCTCCGGCCGTCTTCATCCGTAAAAGTATGGTTTGTAATCAAATCGCTCAGCTCGTCCCATGGACCGCCGAAAGTCTCAGTTGAACCTTCAATTTTTATAAAGTCCACAGAGAAATTACATCCGCGCTCAGTGTAGCCCACAATATCCACATAAAGACATTCTTTCTGAACGTCCACGCTTGCCACCAGGATGACAACCGGTGAACCAGTATCACGCTCTGCAAGCTGATTAGGAACATATCCGCGCGCAAATCCGAAGCGTCTATAACGCAAAGCTCTCTCATATCTGATTGTTTCGTGCTGTTCCCTGAACGGCAGTCCTTGCTTCAGATTTCTGAATACGCGATATTTTTCTAGATCCTTCACGCGGTTAGTTTTCAAATCCCACGCCACAGCCCAGTCAGAAACGTAATTTTCCCAGGAATACATTCCCGGAGGGTTATACAAAGCTGTAATGTGATAGCTTTCCGCCAGCGGTCTTTCCGGCTTATCTACAGAGCTTCGCCATTCGCCTTTTTTGATAATTTCAGCCTTGTCATAATTTTTCATAATACCGCCGCAATGCGGACATTTATATCCTACAGTCTCCAGCTTTGGCCGGAAATTTTCGTCGTTCTCCCAGACTATTCCACCGATTTGTTTTGACTTATCGTGTTCGTCCCAGATTGCCCATTCAAGTTTCTGCATCGCACCGCAGAACTTGCAGGGCACATAGAAATATTTTTGGGTCCCGGTTAAGAAAAGCTGCTCAATTAAAGAACTTCCCTCATTCTTTGGAGTTGATCCGATAACAAGCTTAGTATGATTTCCAAAAGCGTCCTGACGCGCCTTCATCAAAGTGAAAATATCACCTTCGCCCTTAATGCTCATAAGTGCAGCGTCAGCTTCATCTGCAAAAATTACCTTGAAAGAAAAGTTTCTGAAGCGTGTTCCAGACTTAGAACCGAACAGTCTTAAATTGCCCCCGGCATATTGTTTGTGATAAGTTGTGTCACCCGTATTTCTTGACCCTTTTGCTTTTTTTGCCGTGCTGGTAATCTTTTTGCGCAAATCGCAGTTATCAATGCAGTTTTCAAGCTTCGTTTCTGAATATTGCTTGACCATCACATCATCCGGCAAAAACAATGCCTGCTCTTCAGGATCTGCACCTATAAAGTACATCATCCCAGGTTCAAGCACCCCGGTCGTATAACCGCACTGATTGCCCTTCATAACAAACACGTATTTTGTAGGGCATTCCGGTGAAAGTTGATTTACAATCTCTTTGAAATATGGGAATTTCTCATAACTGAATTTACCCGGAAAAGGTGAAAGTGATTTATCCAGATAGCGCACAGATTCAATGTAATCCGACGGCAAAACAAAATCTCTTTTTGCTGTCAGCCCTGAAAAGCTTTCAATGAGAAAATCAATGTCACTTTCATTTACAACCGCTTCCATTTTTTTAAATGATTCTAAGTCCCCAGTAAATTGTCTGAATTAAAATGCTGTTTTCACCCTGAGCAAGATAAAAACAAGAGACTACCAGGAAACCATTAAGCCAGAATGATTTGGCCATTTCTCTGGCCGTTTCGTCATTGTCGTATATCCTGGTGATTAAATGTCCTTTTGAATCAATTGTGATTAAAAAATATTTGCTTCCAAAATCGTCCGGCTCGCACTCTCCCAGGATTGCGCCCTGTTCCTTCAGTACGCGCCGGGCAAGCTTCTCCGGGCTTTTCAGATCCTTTTTAGGCACCGTGTCATACCGTTTCCATAACTTCATCCAGCTTTTCCTTCATTTCCATAATAGAATCTGACTGCTTATCATATTTGCCCTTCAAAGTATCAAGCTCGCCCACAATGTGTTCTTTTGCCCCGCTTATGCAGCGCGTCAGATTGTCAGAAAGAATGTGCATTACGTTTATGCGCACATCGTCCCCACCGGCCAAAGAAACCGCTATAACCTGTTCACACACAGACTCAGGCACATCCAGAAGCTGATTCATTAAATCGTCGATATACCCGAACACCCGCTGCACAACAAAATCTTTTGGAATCTGCTGCATTCGTTTTTCCTGGGTGCGCTGTTCGCGTTCATCGGCCGCGCTCAGATCTCTTTGAATCTTGCTGAACCGCTCAATGTTATCAATGCTTCCGAAGGTCCGCAGCAGTTCAGAGATTGTCATTTTCATCATGTCGTGGGATTTATGCGGTGATGCAGCAAGCTGATTACGCAAAATTTCTGCCGCAGGGTTGTTTAAATCTGGAGAATAGTTCTGAGTCGCGCCTTTTTTCTTTTCAGCTGCTGGCGCAGCCGTTAAAGCAGTGTTACCGCGTTTTTGCTCATTTTCAGAAGCCAAAGCGTCAGCTGATGCAGGAGTAGAGCTGCCGCCATTGGCCGCAGCTTCCATTGCTTTTACTTCCAGCTGAGCTTTCATTTTTGCCTGTTTCTTTTCCAGGTAAGCTCGATTGACAGGTTCGTCTGTATCAAGCTTCTTTCCCCCAGAAACGCGCACCAATTGCCCGGCCTGTATCTGTTTGCATATTGCCATTGCAGATACGCCGCACATCCGCGCATATTGCGATGCAGATACTAACATAGTTTTATTATCGCAGATTTTTTAAACTTTACTATGCCATAAGCCAAAAATTTAAACTATTTTTTAAACATGACCCATAACTAAGGCCGGGCACCCGCCGCCGAATAATTGCACCAGGGTATACCCCTCTGGCAGTACCTTGAAAATGTTTTTGTAACATAGCCGGGCAGTGTTTTTGTCACTTTGTAACATAAAAATCGTGTTAAAACTGTTGATTTCATACAAAATAAAAATTTTTTAACCAGAAATTCTGTTAAAAATAGTCTCAAAAAATTTTTTTTCGTATAAGTTAATACTTTTAAATTAAAAGATATGTTACAGTGTTACTATCTAAATGTTTATAATATAAACATTTAACATAATTACACCCTTTAAAACCTGCAAAAACAGCAATTTTCTCAAAAATTTAAAAAAAATCTTCAGTAGCACAGGAATTTTTTTTATTTTTTTAAATTTTGCGCAAAGATTTATACCAGTTGTTAAACTTTTTATAAAAAACTTTAAACTATGGGCGGATTTTGCTTGACAAAACAATGTAATACATATAATACTATTTTTATTATGAATAAGAATGAACGAAAAATAGCAACAATTTCTTTTAATACTAACGAATGGGAGGCCGTAAAAGACGCTATCCCCTCCAGTGTTGCCTTTTCAAGACTTATGAAGCAGCTTTTATTTGAGTATATCAATAAAAACAAAGAAAACAAAAAGGAGGAAAGGTAGAGAATCTATCTTCTGTCTACCCAAAAGGCAGCTGTGTGTATTCTGTCTACCGCATTATGAGTTGAAAGCCATACAAGTTTCTGTAGACAACATTGTTTACCCTTCAATCTTCCAGGCTTCCCTGGAACACAATTTTTCTTTTCATCATTTCTCTGAAGCTGTAAAAGCTCACGAAGAACCATTTCTTTACTCAAAACATTCAATCTCTAAAGTCAGCGAAAAACCCGCCGGAGGGGATAACACCGGCAAGGATGCAAACAAATGATAATTACTATCACGAATGGGAAAGGCGGAACCGGGAAAACGACTTTAAATATTTTCCTGGCATTATGGTTAAGTCGTCACAATTTCAAAACATTGCTGATTGATTTAGATCCAAACTGTAGCGCAAGTGAAGCTTTGGGGAAGATTCTTTGCGACCAGAACTCTAAGCAGCTTTTAACAGGTAGAACTGTAAAGCCGTATCAAATAAAAAAGTTTGATGGCAAAGGCTGCCTTGATTTGATTCCATCAGATCTTGATTTGGACATGCTTTCTAATATCACAGATATGCAGCTAAAAATGCAGCTGAGAAAACATGAGTTTGAAAAGCAATACGATTTTATTTTGATTGACCCACCTGGAACCTGGGGCGCTCAGACTCGTAACGCAGTTTTTGCTTCTGAGAGAATCATCATCGCCGGCAAATGCTCGCCGCTAGACTTCGCGGCCACGTCTAATTATTTTGCAAAGCTTCAAGAGTGTTGCATTGATGCAGATGTGACAGTCGTTTGTAATGGTTACACAGCTGGATGTGACCCGGATAGAATCTGGGAACATTACCAGGAACAATTCGGGGAATTTCTTTTAGCTTCCCCTATTCCAAAAATGAACAGTTTGAAACGTCTTACAAATAATCCTGATTACCACGTCAGAAAAGACCTTGAAGATAAGTTGAACGACTTTATTTTATCAGCAACGGATTTGCCGTTTTAAAGGATTGTGCTATGAAAATGAATGCCACCCTTACACATATAAAAGTTCCACTTTCGCAGCTGAAAATTACAACAAACGTTCGTGAGGATTTTGACGAAGCAGAGATTGCAGAGCTTGCGCAGTCTATCCGCGATAATGGCCTAATAAATGCAATTACAGTTAAGCCGCCGGTTATAGACGAACATGGCGACAAGACTTATGAAGTAATTGCAGGCGGTCGCCGAATTAGAGCACATCAATGGCTTTGTGAACACGGCGACGATTTTTCA